AATGGAGCATGCCCACAAGGAGCGCGCGTAAATGGCCGGCCGCACCATGAGCACGGCCATGTGCACCGAGGTGGCCAAGGCGCAGAACCAGCCCTGCCACCTCTTCGCGCTGGAGCTGGACAGCGGCACCCTGTACGTCACCGACGCCTACCGCACCGTGGTCTGGGGCGGCAACAGCTACCAGGCTACCGGCCACCTGCTCGGGTTCGACGGCATTCACGAAACCTCCGACCTTCAGGTCACCGAGGCCCGGGTCAGCCTGTCGGGCGTGGACCAGGTGTATGTGAGCGTGGCCCTGGCCGAAGACACCATCGACCGCCGGCTGCGCATCTGGAAAGGGTTTCTCGACAGCACCGACGCCGTGATCGTCGACCCGGTGGAGATCTTCAGCGGCCAGTGCGACGCCCCCGCCGTCGAGGAAGACCCCGACAGCGGCACCTGCGTGGTGACCCTGACCGCCAGCAACCACTTCGGCGACTTCACCCGCCGCGCCGGCCGGCGCAGCAACAGCACCGTGCAACAGGTGTTCTTCCCCAACGACCAGGGCTTTGGCTTTGTCACCGCCATCGCCAACCGGCCCAACGAGATCTGGGGCAGGAGATAGGATGAACCCCGCCCTGACCGGCGAGAGCCCCCGCACCGCGCTGGTGGACTGGGCGTTCAAGGTGCTGGGCCAGCCCTTCGAATGGGGCAGCACCGACTGCACCGCCCTGGCCCTGCAGGCCGCCGCCATCCTCACCGGGCGTGCAGACATCTGGACGCGCTGGCAGGGCCGCTGGTGGGACGTGCGCAGCGCCGCCCGCTGCCGCCGCACCGCCGACCTCGCCACCACCCTGGCCGCCGAGGGCTTCGTGCAGGCGCCCGGCCACTACGCACCGCCCGGCGCCATCCTGGTGGGGCGGCGCGGCTGGCGCGGCGGGCATGTCGTGCTCGGCCGCCGGGCGGTGAGCAGCCGCCCCGAGTGCGGCGTGGCCCTGTTCAAGACCCGGGCCATCCTGGAGGTCGGGGCCGAGGTCTGGGGCCTGCCCGATGTGGGTACGTGTCTACCCAAACAGGGGTTCGCGCGTTAAGCTGGCCGACCACACAACGGGAGGCGACGATGCGCAGACTGATGCTGGTGGGGGTGGTGGTGATGGGCTTGAGCGGGTGCATGACCGCAGACAAGGGCGTGGCGGATTACCTGCGCTACCTGCCCGAGACGGCCACACCGGAGTACCGCAAAGGCTACGAGGACGGCTGCCATACCGGCATGCACGAGCGCTGCATCTACACGCAGGACACGCGCGAAGTGCGCGATGAGGCGCGGATGCGCAGCGATGTGGAGTATTCGCTGGGCTGGCAAGACGGGGCACGCAAGTGCGGCATGGCCTGCGCTGCAGCCTACGGCGGCAGCCCGATGATCATCCGCACCAAGTAGCCGCACCGCAGCACCGCAGCACGCAAGGCCGCCTCCGGGCGGCCTTTTTCATTGGAGGTACGCATGCCCGCAATCGTCGTCGCCGCTGGCGCCTCCCTTGCGGCCGAAGCTCTCGTCGGCGCTGCTGCAGGTGCCATCCTTGGCGAGGCAGCAGGCACTGCGTTTGTCGGTTCGCTGTGGGGTAAGGCTGCCGTGGCAGTGTCCGGCGGGCTGATCGCCGCCGCCGGCAACAGCGTCCTCGGCGGTCGCCCCGACGCCGCCCCGACCTCCAACTTTGACAACACCGCCAAGGGCGCGCTGGTGACCGTGGGAGGCAACGACGAGCCCATCCCCGTCATCTACGGCAGCCGCCGGGTGGGCGGGGTGTACGCCCTGCGCGAGATCACCGGCGCTGACAACGAGTACCTGCAGATGGTGATCGTCTGGTCCGAGGGGCCCATCGAGGGCATCGACGACATCCTGCTCGATGGCGTCTCCTACGACGATCCGCGCTGGGTCAACCGCATCCAGGTGGAGCACCGCCTGGGCAGCGACACGCAAACCGCGTTTGCCGGCCTGATGGCCGAAATGCCCGGCCGCTGGACGGCCAACCACACCCTGGCCGGGCTGGCCTGCACCTGGCTGCAGTTCAACTGGAGCGCCGACGTTTTCCCCCAGGGCCTGCCGCAGATTACCGCCGACATCCGCGGCCGCACCGTCTACGACCCCCGCACCGCCACCACGGCCTTCAGCAACAACGCGGCCCTGTGCCTGCGCGATTACCTGTCCAACCCCCGGTATGGCCGGGGCATCGACACGGCCTACCTGCCCGACGCCGCCTGGAGCGACGCCGCCGACGCCTGCGACGTGACGATCAGCACCCCGGCGGGCAGCATCGCCAAATACACCTGCGACGGGCTGGTGAACACCGACGCCCAGATCATCGACAACGTGCGCAGCCTGCTCACGGCCTGCCGGGGCGCGCTGGTGCGCTCGGGAGCCGATTACCGGCTGGTGGTCGACCAGGCCGAGACGGCCAGCGGCTTTGACTTCAACGAAGACAACATCGTCGGCGCGTGGGTGATCCGCCCCGCGGGCAAGCGCGACAAGTTCAACCGGGTGGCGGCCAAGTATTTCAACGCCTCCGGCGAGTGGCAGCCCGACTACGCGGTGTGGGAATCCACCACCGACCGCACCGCCGACAACGACCTGGTGCTCGAGGCCGAGGTCGCGCTGCCGTTCACCAGCAACTTCTACCGCGCGCAGTACATCGCCCAGCTCGAGCAGCGCCAGAGCCGCTACGGCATCGTGTGCCAGTTCCGCGCCACCCTGGCCGGGCTGGACTGCGAGGTGGGCGACGTGGTGACGATCACCCACAGCACCCCGGCCTGGACGGCCAAGCCGTTCCGAGTGCTGCGCATGGATATCCTCAGCTCGGATGAGGTGGAAGTCACCGCGCGGGAATACCAGGCCAGCGTCTACACCACCGACACGCTGGACACGGCCCCGGTGGTGGCCGCCAGCAACCTGCCCCGGGTGTGGGAAGTGGCCGCGCCCGGAACGCCCACCGTGGGCGAGGACCTGTACGAATCCACCGCCGCGCGCCGGGTGCAGGCGGTCATGCTGATCGAATGGGCGGCCGCCGCCGACGCCTTTGTGCGCGAGTACGAGGTGCAGTACAAGCTCGCCGCCGCCGCCGACTGGACGACCCTGCCGCGCACCGGGGGCCTCACCGCCCAGGTGCTGGACATTGCCCCCGGCACCTACAGCGTGCGGGTGCGGGCGGTCAACAGCGTGAGCGTTTCCAGCGCCTGGAGCGCCACCACCACCCGCGAGATCCTCGGCCTGTCGGCCCAGCCGCAGGCGATCACCGGTCTCACCATCCAGAAGATTGGCAGCCAGGCCATCCTGACCTTCGACCAGAGCGCCGACCTGGACGTGCGCCGCGGCGGGCGCATTCTGGTGCGGCACTCCGAAGCCGTCAGCGGCGCCACCTGGGAGGCCTCGTTCAGCATCGGCAACGAGCGCGGCTACCCCGGCGACGCGGTGTTCGCCCTGGTGCCGCTCAAGGCCGGCACGTACCTGGTCAAGGCCGAAGACACCAGCGGCCAGCAAAGCGCCACCGCCGCCACCGTGGCCAGCGACGGGGCCACCGTGCTGGCCTTTGCCGCTGTCAGCAATGTCACCGAAGACAGCGCCTTTGCCGGGTACTTCAACAACACCGTGCTCGATGCCGGCACGCTCAAGCTGGCCGGGCTGGGTTTGTTCGACGACATCACCAGCCTCGACGCGATCTCGGACGTAGACGGCTACGGCGGGCTGGCCAGCAGCGGCAGCTACTGGTTCGCGGCGGGGCTGGACTTCACCACCCCGCGCCGGGTGCAGCTGTACTCGATGCTCGAGGGCTTGGTCGAGAACACCAACGACCTGCTGGACGACCGCACCGCCACCGTGGACGACTGGCTCGACTGGGACGGCACCGCCGGCGGCGCGGCCGACGCTTGGGTTGAGTGCGCCAGCACCGACGACGCCCCCGACGACTACGTCGACCCCGACTACTGGGCCGACGACTACGCCGGGCCGGGCTGGAGCGAGTGGCAGCGGCTGGACCGCAGCGAGTTCTACGCCCGGGCGCACAAGTTCCGCGCTCGGCTGACCGCCAACGACCCGGCCTATAACATCAGCTTGAACACGCTGCGCGTGTACGCACAGGAGCTTTAATGACCACCACTGTGATCACCCGCGCCGGCAAGGGTTCGCGCCTCACCAACACCGAGGTCGATACCAACTTCACCGACCTCACCACCGACGCGGCGCGCGAGGTCTCCACCTTTGCCAGCCTGCCCTCGGCGACCGGGCGCGGCGGGCAGCTGCGCCGGGTCTCCAACATCGGCCCCAGCGGCTACGGCAGCCTGTGGTGCTGCACCGGCGCACGCTGGTCGCCGCTCAATGGCCGCTGCAACCTGGCCATGGCCACGCCGCAGTCCGGCATCGGCACCGGCGAGACGCTGGTGCTGCAGGCGCTGATCCCCGCCGGGGTGCTGAAGGCCAACGACCTGTTGCGCTTGTTCTACAGCGTGACCAAAAGCGGCACGACAGACACCTGCACGCATCGGGTGCGGGTGGGCACGGCGGGCACCACGGCAGACACCCAGATCTGGACGGGCACGATCCTCACCGCCGCCCAACAAAGCGGCGCGTTCATCAGCGAGATCGCGGTGGTCAGCGCCACCAGCCTGCAGCGCACCGGGCAGGGCGCATTGACGGTGGGCAGCTACTCCATCGCCAACGCCACCGCCACGCCGGCCGCCGTGGCGATCAGCAGCGCCGACAGCAACCCCTTGTATGTCTCCCTCTTCCTGCTCAGCTCGGGCGCGACCAACACGGTGGGCCTCAACGCCGGGCAGATCGAGCTGATTACCCCCTGACTTCGCGAAGTCTCCCGTTTTCTTTCCCTTTCGCTTCCCCGGAGCCCTGATCCATGGCACAGCATGACTATGTCGTCGCAAACGATTCCGGCGCGGGTGTGCGCGCAGACCTCAACAACGCGCTGGCGGCCATCGTGTCGATCAACTCCGGCGCCAGCGCGCCCAGCACCACCTATGCCTACATGCTGTGGGCCGACACCACCAACGGGGTATTGAAGCGCCGCAACGCGGCCAACAGCGCCTGGCTGGTGGTGCGCTCGCTGGACGAGGCCACGGTGCTCAGCCGCTCGAGCAACACCCTGCTCGACGTGTCGGACGTGGGCAAAACCATTCGCGCCACCGGCAGCTACACCCAGACCTTCGACGCCGTGGCCACGCTGGGCGATGGCTGGGGCATTGGCTTTCGGGTGGAAGCGGGCGCCACCCTGACGCTGGACCCCAACAGCACCGAAACCATCGACGGCGCCACCACCCTGGCCATCAACGGCCCGGCCTCGGGGTGGATCGTGTGCAACGGCTCGGCCCTGTACACCGTGGGCCTGCGCACGGGCGGGGTGATCCAGCGCGCGTATGCCGAATACGCCACCAACGCCGACCTGAGCACCGCCATCCCCTTCGACGACACCATCCCGCAGAACACCGAAGGCACCGAGATCATCAGCCAGAGCTTCACGCCCAAAAGCACCACCAGCCGCATCCGGCTGCGCTTTCAGGGGGAGGCCGCGCACGGCACGGCGGCCACCTCGATGGGCGCGGCGCTGTTCCGCGACAGCGTGGCCAACGCCTTGGCGGCCAGCACCATCCTCGCACCGGGCGTGGGCTACATCGCGCCGCTGTGCGTGGAATTCGAGGAA